AAGAGTCTACTATCATTGCAACCGACATGATTCACGACGGATACGACCCGATTGTCGTAGCTTCAGGGTATTTAGCCGTGGTTCGTAAGTTATATGGCATGTATCTGTACAAAGAAGACGCTGATCTTATGTATCAGATGGCAAAAAACATGATTGAGAATTTTAAAGAGAACGTTACCATACATTAACATGAGAAAAAAACTAACAACAGGTGCTCCTCCTAAAAGTGGACCCACTCCACAGGGAATAAAAGTGCCTTTCAAAGTAACCAGTTTTGTGATAAAAGATTTCAAAGGAAAAAACAATGGCAGTACAACAACTAGCAAAAGATCAAGCTGAAAAAGAGCTAGAGAAGATCAAAGAGAAGCGCAAAAAAGAAAAAGAGAAAAAGTTTAGGGAGTCTTACGGCTCCGGTCCAGTAGTTCAGCCGTATTCAGAGAATATGGATGAAATAAAAAAGAGTAGAATGAAAGGTGTAAACCTTAAGGAAGAAGTCCTTGAGTTGTCTAAAGGCGGCAGCGTACGTAGAGGATACGGATGTGCTGTCAAAGGTTTTAAAAAAACTAAAAACAGATAGGAGAGTAGAATCATGGATATGATTAAAAAGCTATGGGAAGATCATCCTAAGAAAAAGTGGCTAGTCATCGGTATTGTTATCGGTTGGGCTATTGCACAGGTTATATAATTAATGCTTTGGGGTTTGCTCGGTACAGTTGCTAAAGGTGCAGTTGATGTTATCAAAACTAGAACTGAAACTAAAAAGCTTATGGCAGAAGCTGAGCAGACTCACATTAGAAAGATGGCGGAAGGAGACATTGAATACGCTATTGCCACACAAAAGAACATGCAAAACTCGTGGCGTGACGAGTGGTTCACAGTCATCCTTTCACTCCCTCTATTAATCGTCTTTGGTGCTATCTTTTTTGGTAAGCCTGAGTGGATTCAAAAATTGAAAGAAGGATTTGATACATTAAACCAATTACCAGACTGGTATATCTGGGCCCTGATGGCGGCTATAGCTAGTTCATTCGGACTCAAGGTAACGGATTTAGCGATCAAAAAATTTAAAAAATGAGACTTGAAACATTCGTTTCAAAACTATACAAAGTAATTAGAGAACGTCGTGAACAGGTTTCCGAATCTATTCTATACAGCACGGACTCTTGGGAAAAATATCAAAACTTAGTTGGTCAACTCAAATCGATAGATTTGCTTAATCAGGATGTTAAAGACCTGCTAAAAGGAGAAGAAGATGACTTTGATATTACCCGAGCGTCTGGCGAAAAAACAGGCGACGCAGAATAAAGAGAACGACACAAGACCAGAGAGTGCAAAAGTTCCTCAACCAACAGGTTGGAGAATAGTTGTTCTTCCTCATAAAGGAGCTACCACAACAAAAGGTGGAGTTCACCTCACTGATAAAACTGTAGATAGTACACAACTCACTAGTGTTGTTGCTTTGGTTTTAGAAACCGGACCTGATGCTTATGCAGACAAGGAAAAGTTTCCACACGGGCCATGGTGCAAGAAAGGTGATTGGGTAGTCTTTGCTCGTTACGCAGGATCTCGTGTTCCTATTGAAGGTGGCGAGATTAGAATTTTAAATGACGACGAAATTTTAGCAAAAGTAGATGATCCAAAAGACATCTTACAGGTTTATTAAGGAGTAAATAATGGCTGAAGTAAAAGAAGAACAATTGACAATTGATTTACCAACAGAGGGTGATGAGGTAGAAGTAGAGTTAGAAGAACAAAAAGCTTCTGCTTCTGAGGAGGTTAAACAAGAACAACCTCAAGAAGAATCTCAGGAACAACCTCAAGAAGAAACAACAACAGATAAAGAAGTTGAAGAGCAAGCAACCTCTGTTCAAAAGAGGATTGATAAGCTAACAAGAAAAATGCGTGAAGCAGAACGTCAGCGCGAAGAAGCGATTCGTTTTGCACAGCAGGTTCAAGAAGAGAACCAAAAGATTAAACATGAATCACGTAAGCTAGATAAAGGCTACGTCGATGAGTCTACTAATCGAATCGAATCTCAGATGGAAGCTGTTAAAGAGAAGCTCAAGGCAGCAATTGCTGCTGGTGATGCAGATTCTCAGATTCAAGCAAACGAACTGTTAGCAAGATTAGCGGCAGAGAATGAGCGATACAAGCTTCGTCAAAAGGAATTTGAAGACGATGAACAGGCTATAGCTCAGGCTCCTCAGCCTGCTCGACAGCAACAAGAAGAAGAAGTTACCCCTGATCCGAAAGCGCAAAAGTGGCTAGCGAAGAACACATGGTTTGCGGAAAGCACCGCCATGAGAGAGACTGCTTTAGATATTCATCGAGATTTACTGCAAGAAGGATTTGACGTAAGCTCAGATGAGTACTATAGTGAAATCGATAAACGGATCAGAGAAGAGTTTCCTCAAAAATTTGAGGATACCAAACAGATAGCACAGAAACCCGTCCAAACTGTCGCTTCTGCAAATCGAACTGCAAGTAATAACGGACGCAAAAAAGTAAGGCTTTCACCAAGCCAAGTAGCGATTGCTAAAAAACTCAAGGTGCCACTCAGTGAGTACGCTAAATACGTTAAGGAGTAAAAACATGGTAGATAAAACAACTAGATCATCGGAGATGAGATCAAAAACAGCCAGAAAAACTGGATGGAGAAGACCTTCGTCTTTAGATGCACCACCAGCACCTCCCGGATTTAAACATCGTTGGATTCGTATGGAAGTTCAGGGTTTCGATGATAGGAAAAATATGATCGGAAGACTAAGAGAAGGATTTGAATTAGTGAGAGCTGATGAATATCCTGATTGGGAATTACCTACAATTGATGACGGTAGATATTCTGGAGTAATAGGCGTAGGCGGACTCGCATTAGCAAGGATTCCTGAAGAAGTTGTTGCGGAGAGAAGTGAATACTTCCGTGAAATGACTGAAGGACAGCAAGAAGCTGTCGACAATGATTTCTTTAAAGAGGAACATCCAAGCATGCCCATCAGCAAACCCGATAGGCAAAGTCGAGTTACTTTTGGAGCTAAGTCAAAAAAGTCTTAGAGTCGAAAGTGGTTACTATTAAAAACAAACTAATAAGGAGCAAATAAATGGCAAACCAAAACGGTAATTACGGATTTCGTTCCGTTGCTAAATTAGGTTCAGGCTACAACTCAGGTGGTATGACTGAATACAAAATCGGCAACAACGAAGGTTCCGCGATTTATCAAGGCGATCCCGTAGTCCTAGTGGCTAACGGAGCAATCGATGTTGGTTCAACTGCTGGCGCTGAAATCTTAGGTATTTTTAATGGCTGTGAGTATACGGATCCTACAACTGGTAAGCCTACTTGGAGCAATTATTACCCAGGCAGCATTGCAGCTGACGACATCAAAGCATATGTAATCGACGATCCTAACGCTTTATTCGAAGTGAAGGTCGATGATACTAATGCAGGACAGGCACAGGTTGGTACAAACTGTAACATCGCAACCTACAGCGCTGGATCTACCATCAATGGTATTTCTAACGTTGCAATTGACGGTGATAGTTTTACTACTGACGCAGGTGCTAATTTTAGAGTAGTAGGTCTTTCAAAAGACGATCAAAACAACGACTACACTGCAGCTAATTCAGCAGTTATCGTAAAGATCAACCTACACTCACTAACTGATACAACAGGCATATAGGAGGTTAACTAATGGCTATATCAAGAAGTCAACTCGTTAAAGAGTTAGAACCAGGCCTAAACGCACTGTTTGGTATGGAGTATGACAGATACGACAATGAGCATGCAGAGATTTTTGAAACAGAATCATCTGATCGTGCGTTTGAAGAAGAGGTAATGTTAACTGGTTTTGCTAACGCAAAAGTAAAATCAGAAGGTGGCTCAATTGAATATGATTCAGCTAACGAAACTTTCACTTCAAGATACACACACGAAACAATTGCTCTTGCTTTCGCAATCACTGAAGAAGCTATCGAAGATAACCTCTACGATAGATTAGCAGGTAGATACACAAAAGCGTTAGCACGTTCAATGTCTCAAACAAAACAAGTGAAAGCTGCCGCTGTTTTAAACAACGCGTTTAACAGCTCATTCGCAGGTGGTGATGGTAAGGAGCTTTGTGCTACTGACCACCCATTAGCAACTGGTGGTACATTCAGCAATGAATTAGCAACAGCTGCTGACCTGAACGAAACTTCACTAGAGCAGTCTTTAATCGATATTGCTTCATTCGTGGACGAGAGAGGTCTAAAGATTGCAGCTCAAGGTAGAAAACTAATCATTCCAAAAGAATTACAGTTTACTGCTGAGAGACTTATGAAGTCTGAGTTAAGAACAGGAACAGCTGACAATGACATCAACGCTGTAAGAAGCATGGGCATGGTTCCAGAGGGTTATGTAATTAATCACTTCTTAACAGATACTGATGCATTCTTCATCAAAACAGACGTTCCAAACGGCTTTAAATATTTCGAGAGAACACCAATCAGAACTGCTATGGAAGGCGATTTTGATACAGGTAACATGAGATTTAAAGCTCGTGAGAGATACTCATTCGGATTCTCAGATCCAAGATGTGTATTCGGTTCACCAGGTGCTGCATAAGCATTAAATAAAAATTAACTTTTAAAGGGCGGGTTGTCTTTGACTCCGCCCTTTTTTTATGCCATATTGAAGGTCTAGCATAACAAGTCATACAAACTGAGCTAGCAGACGGTATAGAGATTGTGTGACTAGGTCTATACAACCAAGGAGGTTTAATATGGCAAGTACTACTTTTTCAGGACCAGTATCATCTGATAATGGTTTTGTTGTTCCAACATTCACATTAGCCACACTACCGACAGCAACAGCAGGTTTATTAATCTATGTTTCTGATGCAACAGGAGCTTCTTTAACAGGTTCTCTTTGTTTTGGTAACGGTACAAACTTTGTGGACGTAACTACTGGCGCAGCGGTAGCGTAAGGAGGTAAACAATGGCCTTCGATAGTGATATTAGTGTCAAAGGTGCAGCAGCCAATACCACTACTACAATCAATGCTTCTAGAGCTAGGCTCAAAGGCTTTGTTATTGGTGTAGGTGCAGGTAATGGAACAGTTACTTTTAATGATGGCGGTTCCGCTGTCTTCAACGTAGCTGTCATTGGTGGCACTTCTGACGTATCAATGAATATCCCTGAGAATGGAGTGGTTTTTAAAAGTAACCTTAACGTTACTACTGTTAACACAACAGTGAACGTTTTCTACACAGGTGCGTAATGAAAATTAAAACTTCTGTAAAATCAGGAAATTTCCGCCCCACTAAAAAAGGGGCGGGAATGACAGAGAAAGGTGTTAGAGCCTATAGAAAAGCTAACCCTGGATCTAAATTAAAAACAGCAGTAACAGGAAAAGTAAAACCTGGAAGTAAAGCAGCAAAGAGAAGAAAATCTTTTTGTGCTCGTTCTGCTGGTCAAATGAAACAATTTCCAAAAGCAGCAAAAGATCCTAACTCAAGATTACGTCAAGCACGTAAACGTTGGAGATGTTAATGAAGCACGACTGGTTGATTTGGTTATCAGCAATAGCAATGATAATTCTTACCACCGGTCTAGCTTTAGCTGAGACCAATACCGTGTCGTCAACCGTAGTAACAAATTCAACACCTCCTACAGCAAATGCTCCCACTATTATGAATAATAACAGTGATATTTGTAAAGTCGGTGTGGGAGCTAGTGTACAAAATAACGTTGTTGGTGTAGCTACAGGCGTGGTCATTGATGATGAGCTGTGTCAAAAATTAAAGCTGAGTCGATCTATGTATGCCTATGGCATGAAGGTCGCTGCAGTATCCATACTTTGCCAAGACGCAAGAGTCTGGGACGCCATGACCGATGCTGGAACCCCATGTCCAGCAAGAGGATCTATTGGAGCTGAAGCAGCTCAATACTGGACAGATAACCCAGATGAAATTCCAGACGGAAGTAAATATAAAACAGAATACGTTCAAGCCAACAAACCAGAACCTAAGGAGTTCAGTGATGCTGACAATGCTTTATTATTTAAAACTTTGTTTATTATTGCTACTGGTTTCCTTATCCTCTAAAGCAGACTGTTTACCCAATGCTGAAGGACTTTGTACTCCTGGCGTTACGATTGAAGAACAAGTTACTGTAGAAAAAACAGAAGAAGATAAAGGCACAGAAATTATCTTCACTACCACGACAACAAAAACTACCACCACAACCACAGTTACTAATGAAGATTCTGGTGATCTTCTTGATGGGGATAACGGTTATGTTGCTACAGGCAGAGAAGGTGATATGGACTACGACTGGGGAGGCGAAGGTCCTGCCAATATGCCATCAGGAACTTACTGTGGTGATTTAGGAACTGATACTTGTGCAGAAATCACAGGCGGCGGTGATAATAAATCTCGTATGGGTGTCGATGGTATGGGTACAACTTATTATCAAGAGGTTGACATTTCTGATCTAAGCATAGATAACGGTGGTGAGGTTACATATTCCATAAAAGTCGATAAACAAGATGCTCAAGATAGAATCTACATGCACGTTACAGGAACTGGTGGAGGGACTACCGTCTTTGCAGGTACTGACATCCTGTCTGAATCTGGCGTATCATCAGGTTACCAATCATATAGTGGTTCTTTCGATTTCAGTGGCGTTTTAAGTAAAGTCACTATTGAGATAGGTGGTCGTGATATCAACCTTGCCGTCGGTCCTTTATTTGACGACGTGTCCGTCAATGTTTTTTACAATGTGATTTCCACAATTATCGAACAACAAATAACCACGGTTGAAGAAATAGTTTACCTAAATCTAACAGATCCTACTCAAATAGATTTGATAGAAGAAATCATTGAATACAATGATATTAAAATTGATGATGCGGGAAAAGTAGAGTTTATTCCTATTGAGCCACCAAAAGAAGAGATTACTTATGAAACTGTCGAAGTGGAAATAGATGTGAAAATAGAAGACATGGAACCAGAAATGGAATCTATGGAAGAAGAAATAAAAGCTGAAATAGAAATCGTTGAGGAGCCTGTTGAAGAAATTGTTGTAGAAGCAGTTGAGGAAGAATCTCCTGTAGAAGAAGTAAAAGAAGAAACAAAAGAAGAACCAACAGCAAAAGAAAAAGCAGCAACTAAAATTGTCAAAGAAATCGACGACAAAGAAAGATATGATGATACTGCTCAAACTAAAACTCTGATTGTTATGCAGATACTAGGAGATACCAAAACTTTCTTTGATACACAGTCAACAATTATTGATACAAATATTAATGACTATTTATCCGTTACAATAGAAGATCAGTATGGTATGTTGTTTGACATGGCGCAGGAAAATACTATTCAGGAGATGATCAATGCCCAGTATTGAGTATCAAGGGATGAAGTTCAGTGGAGGTAAATTCTTCATTATCTTATCCTTGATAGGTGCAATTATTGGTGGTGGTTGGACTGGTTATAAGTTTTACGATGATTATTTGGATATGAAAGCCAAAATAGAGAAATACACAGCACCTGATCTATCCTCTTATGATGAACAAATAGCAGTTTTAAAAGCAGAAATAGACTCAATTCTTGATGAAATAACCTTAGTAGCGGATGTCGCCAAAGATTTAAAGAACGACATGAAGACTGATTTAAGGTCAATGTCTAATGACATCCGACATATTACCGAGATTGTTAATGACATTGAAGATAGACAAAAAGAAGACACAAGAGAGATATTTGATGAGTTGAAAATTATTGAAGATGAGTTAAACTTATCTATAAATAAAGCGTTAAATAACCCTTTAAATAATATGAGTGCAAAAACAAAATGAAAATTGAACTAAAGTTACTAGCTCCTTATATAATAATGGCAATAGGTTTCGCTGCATCATGGGGCATGTGGCAACAAAAAGTTCAAGCTTTAGAAACTAAAGTGGATGCAGTTACTCAAATGCAAATAGACATTGCCGTCATCAAAAGTCAACTAGTAGATATCAATAAAAAACTCGACAAATTAGCTAATTAAGTAGAGATGACTATCTCTCGATCTCAAACATCCTCTCAAGTATCCAAAGGACCAATGAAGAAAAAGTGGTCAAGAAAAAGAAAAAGTGGTATTAATTGTAAAAGACCTAAAGGTTTCTCAGAGAGAGCACATTGTGCAGGTCGTAAAAAAAGGAGCAAATAATGGCAAATAAAAAATTTCCTGATCTTGATAATTCTGGTGATGTAACCATGAAAGATGTTCTTATTGGTAGAGGAGTCATCAAAGCTAAAAAAGGTGGATCTGTAAAAAATAAAAAAGTTTCAAAGGTAATGAAAGAGTACAAAGAAGGTAAACTTCGTAGTGGCTCTAAAAAAGGACCTAAAGTAAAGACTCGTAAACAAGCAGTTGCTATCGCATTAAGCGAAGCACGTAAGGCTAAGAGGAAAAAGAAGTAATGGAAAAGTGTGCCAAGTGTGGATGCTTGTGCCATTGCGGCGCTTCTTGTATGTGCGAGTGCGCAGGATGTCAACACGAAGTAGGATGTGAAGAAAAACAAGATGGGTAAATTATGTGCAAGAGGCAAGGCAGCAGCTAAGCGTAAGTTCAAAGTGTACCCCAGCGCATATGCAAATATGTACGCTAGCGCTGTGTGTTCAGGCAAAGTAACTCCTGGCGGTAAAAAGAAACCTCAAAAAAAATCAATTGGAGGCTCGGTTAACGATATTTCTCAGTCTAGAAAAAAAGTTTCTAGTTATAATCAAAAAGGCATTGCTAAAGGTTGCGGTGGTGTAATGTCCAGCAAGAGGAAAGTTACAGCAAAAACATAATGGGACTTCGTAAGTGGGTATCAGAAAAATGGGTAGATATCGGTGCACCCAAGAAGGACGGTAAGTATCAACCTTGTGGAAGATCCAAAGGTTCTAAAAGAAAATATCCTAAATGTGTACCACTAGCTAAAGCAAGAAGTATGTCCAAAGGACAAAAAGCTTCTGCAGTGCGTCGTAAAAGAGCTGCGGGCAATCCCGGCGGCAAGCCCACAATGGTTAAAACATTTGTCAAGAAAAAAACTAGCAGAAAAAATAAAAGATGACGTGATTCAATGGTCTAAGCAAGTCTTAGAACCAATGAATAAACACCTTGGATTTCCAGCATGTCCTTTCGCTGCAAAGTGGCGCAAAGATAATAAGCTTAGAATTGAGGTTAGGTCAGATAAAACAAAATATGAAAAGCATCTGAATACTCTTCTAAAAGACTGGGATAAGAAACAACACGATATTATTATATTTTGTGATCCTTATTGGGAGCAATATGACGAAGAACAGTTTCAAGATAAGATAGATTTCTACAATGATACCTATAATAAACGAGATGTTTATTTCATGGGCTTTCATCCAAATAACCCAGCCACAGTAGAGGAGCAAGAGTTTCTAGTAGAACCTACTGATGACTGTGATTTTGAACCAAAATATCAGTACAGTATGATGCTTATACAGAAGTTCAAACAATTGTATGAAGCAAGTTGCAAACTTCATAAGATAGGTTATTATGAGAAGTGGCCGGCTGAGTATTATGATGATGTCGTAAAAACTCGCCAAGATACGTACGAAAAACTTTTTAAAAAGGAGAAGAAACATGCCCGGTATGATGAAAAAAAACGCAATGAAGCGAGGCGGTAAGCCTATCGCAATGAAGCGAGGCGGAAATCCAAAAAAACAAGCAAAGAAAAAGAACAAAAAGAAAAAGTAATTCATGGCTACCTCAGGAACAACAAATTTTGATTTAAATATTGATGATGTTATTGAGGTAGCATATGAACGCTGTGGTGCTCAAGTTAGAACAGGGTATGACTTAAAATCAGCTAGAAGAAACTTAAATTTATTATTTTCTGAGTGGACCAACAGAGGTGTTCATTTATGGAAAGTAAAAAATACAACAACAAATTTAACAGAAGGAACAACAACTTACACCGCCCCTTCTGATTGCAACAATATCTTAGAAGTTGTCTTTCGAGACGGTACAACCGATACAACTATTGATCAAATTTCTCGATCAGAATATCAAGCTATTCCTAACAAAAGTGACAAAGGTCGACCTAGTCAATACTACGTAAGAAGAAATCTTTCTAATGTAGAGATTAATCTCTATCTAACCCCTGATACAACTGACACACAAATTAATTATTATTACATTGCTCGTATTGAAGACGTAGGAAATTATAGTAATACAACAGACGCTCGATATAATTTTTTACCTTGTATGGTCTCCGGACTTGCTTATTACACCTCTTTTATGCACGCTCCTGACAGGACTCAAATGCTAAAAATGGCATATGAAGATGAGTTACAAAGAGCTTTACAGGAAGACAGTCAAACTTCTTCTGTTCATATTGTTCCTAGAGAATACTTTCCAGGGAGCTAGTTTATGACCTTTGCATCAGGTAAATTTGCTCTTGGTCTTTGTGACCGATGTGGACAACAATATAAATTATTACAATTAAAAAAAGAATGGAATGGACTAATAGTTTGTCCAGAATGCTATGAGCCTAAAGCTCCTCAGATTGAACCTCGTTATCATGCAGCCGATCCGCAGGCTTTATCTTTTACTCGTCCTGCTAGAAAAGAACCAGTAACAGTTTACGTCGGAGCACCAGGAGATAGTGCTTTTGAATCAAGTGGTATGCAGCCTAGCACTCCAACCAAAAAGTTGATAATTACTATGAAAGTTGGTAATGTGACAGTGAGCACATCATGAATTATTCTGAACTATTAACTAACGTTAGAAACTATACAGAGGTGAGTTCTGACGTTTTATCTGATTCTGTTTTAGATGTATTTATTGAAAACACTGAAAACAGGATTAATCGAGAAATCGATATCGACGCTTTTCGAAAGTTTCAGTTTTCTAGTTTTACCATTGGTAGTCCTTTTATTACCATGCCCGATGATTTTGCTTTTGAGCGAGGAGTTCAAATCAAAGATCAAATTACCGGAGATCGAACATGGTTAGAACAAAGAGATACGACTTTTATTGACGAATATAATAAAGATCGTTCCGATACAGGAACTCCTAAATACTATGCTAACTGGGATCAAAACACTATGATATTCGCCCCTACTCCTGATGCAGCTTATGAGATTGAACTGTGGTACAATAAAACACCAGACCATCTATCTAGTAGTCAAACGACGACTTGGTTATCTACTAACGCACCTGAGGTTTTAATTTATGGCACAACTTCAGAGGCTTTTTCCTACTTGAAAAATCCTCCATATGTGCAATTATACGAACAAATGTTTGCCCGAGCGTTGCAAAATTTAGCACAAACTCAAATGGGCAGAAAACGTAGAGACGAATACGCAGATGGGGTCCTTCGTATTCCTCTTAGATCAGTAGATCCCGGAGGTAAATAAAGATGGCAATTACACAAGCAGTCTGTGATAGTTTTAAAGTAGAACTGTTAGAAGGCGAACATGATTTTCGTGCTTCTGGTGGTGACGCATTTAAACTCGCTTTGTATGATGCATCCGCAACTCTCAGTAACACAACTACTGCATATACAACTTCTAACGAAGTAAGTGCCTCTGGTTCTTATTCTGCGGGCGGTGGTGCTTTAACAAATTCAGGAGCTTCTGGATCTGGTGCAACAGCATTTATTGATTTTTCTGATTTGAGTTTTACAAGCGCAACGATTTC